GTGTCACCGGCAGCCGTCACGAGCGACGCCGCATAGGTGGCAGCCGAGGAGGCCAGAAGGCCGCCCGTGTGGCTGGTCACGAGTCCCGCCACGCCGGGGGCGTTGGACGGGTTGCCCGAGAACGCAGCCGACTCGATGGCGTTGGCGAGCGACAGGCCGAGTTCGGCCGCCACCCAGTCACCGATCGAGATGACCGAATCGGCCAGAAGCTCGTTCGCCACGACCGTGGCGGCCGTGACCTTCTTCGCCGTCAGCGTCACCTGATTGATGGTGGGATCGCTGGCCGTGATCGCCACGTTCTCGTCCTGCCACTGGCTCGTCGCACCGCCCGTGCGGCGCGGGAAGAGCAGCACGTCGCTCGGCATCTGCACGTTCTGTGCGTTCTGCACGAAAGCGGAGTACTGGTCCACAAGCCGGATCACGGTCGAGGAGAGCACGTCGGCCACGGTCGCGGCACCGGTGGTCGCACCGGTCGAGCCGAGCGCGCGGGTATCGATCCCGGCGTCGTCGCACCACCGCTTGGCCTCGACATCACCCTTGCGGGCCTTGATGTACATGCCGAACCGGTAGGCATCCTCGGCCTTCTCGAACGCACGCAGGCGGCCCGCGAACGGGACGGCCTCGATGCGGACGGCCTTCTCCTCGGCACGGACCTCGGGGGCGGGGGTGCAGCGATCCACCACCGACCGCAGGTTCTTGGCCGACTCGACGACCGACTTCTCAAAGTCGATCTTCTTGGCGAGATCACCGGCCCGCTTGTTCAGCGTTTCCAGTTCGAGGTCGCGCTCGGCAATCTTGTCGTCGTCGCCTTCGATGGCGCGAACTGCGTCGATCCGGTTGGCGAGGGTAACCGCCTCGTCCTGAAGCTTCTTGAGGTTGTCCACTGTGGTGAATCTCCTGCGGCGGTATTGCCGTGGAGTCCACAGTGCCACTAGCGGGCGGGTCTCTTGCAGAAGCGCACTTCGGAAAGTGTTGTTTTCACAAACGCCACCGCCCGAGCCCCGCACCGGGGGCAACGCAGATACCGCTGCCGCTCGTCACCGCAGGGGCGGCTGGAACGGCAACGGAGTTTCTCGCCGCAGGTGCAGCGTGCTTCAGACACGGCGAAGCCTCAGTGCCCACGCCGCAGCGGCGTCACGGACCAGGGAACGCACGGCCTTCTTCACTTCCGGCTCGGCATCGGCGTCGGCTTCGACGGCCGCAGCCTGCTCCGCCAGCCACGCCTCATAGGACCGCCGGGACACCACCGCAGTCGTCGCACTGCCGTAGGCGGGCACGTTCACGGGGCCAACCTCGTAAAGGCCGGAAGCCTCCACGATCTCGCGGATCGCCTTGCCGCCCTCGTCCGTCGTGTAGCGCTCACCCTTCTGGCTCACGGTGAAGGCGAAGGAGCTTCCAGTCAGCAGGCGAGCCCGCACCAGGGCGAGAACGTCACGGCCCGCCGAGGTATCCGGCGGCTCCACGACATACGAGATGCCACGCTCGTCGGCGATGATCTCAAGCGTTCCGGCCGACTCGCGGCCCAGCAGCATGTCGCTGTTGTGGTTGTAGTACGAAAGAATCTCGCCCTTGCCCCGCTGGCGGTTCAGCACCTTGTCGAAGGCACCCGGCAGGATTCGCTCCCGAAAGCCGCCGAGGTCAAGGGAAAGCCGGTTGTATGGCACCGCCAGCCCACGGATCGCCTCGCGCCCGCTGGAGCGCGTCTCGACTTGCAGTTCGCACTCGGGGGCTTCGTCTACGGTCAGGCAGCGGCGTTCAATTTCCATCGGTGGAATCCTCCTGTTCGGCTTCATCCTCGGCGTCGTCGGCCGGGCTTTCCTCGTCCTCGACGGGCGGCGCTGGCATCGGCTCCGGTGCCGGTTGCTCCTGGCCAACCTTGTCGAGCGTGGTCATGTTGAGTTGCACGAAGTGCTTGTCGCCGTCTGGCCCAATCGGGTTCAGGTTCTCGGCCTCTCGGATTTCGTTGATCGTCATCCAGCCGTTTTGCAGGGCCGACACATAAAACGCCGCCCGGCTTGTGTGGTCACCCCGCAGCAGGCCGTTGACGTTGTGCTCCGCGAAATAGGTCTCATCGTCCACGATGAGGTCGCGGGAGATCGCCGCCTCCCACCGCTTGAGGTGCGGCAGCAGGCAATGCTGGACGAACTCCGTGCCTTGCACTTCGATGTTCGAGTAGGTGCTGCGGGTCAGGTCTTGGATCATGTGGGGCGGCACGCGGAACGCCCGGCAGATCTCAATCACTTGGTACTGCCGCGTTTCGAGGAACTGGGCCGCCTCATTGCTGCCGCTGAGTTCGTGGGCCTTCACGCCGTTGGGCAGGACCGCCGTGCGGAACGCCCGATCTGCGCCCCGGTGCATCCGCTCCCACTGCTCGCGGAGCCGCTCGGCCGCCTCCACGGGAATGGGGTTATCAGACTCCAGCACGATGCCGGGCCGGGCACCGTTGCCGAAGTAGGTGCTGCCGTGGGCCTCCAACGCCTGGGCCAGCCCGATCGCGTTCTGAAAAATCTTGTAGGTGGGGATCGCCCGAATCCCGTCTTCCGTCGTGAACCGCAGGGCGAAGATCTGCTCCTGCGAGTAGGTCGTCTGCCGCCCGTTCGGCTCGCGGTAGATGTACCGCAGGCGGCCGTTCTCCAGCCGCTCGACCTCCATCCGCGACGAGTGCAGCGGCCACAGTTCCGAGACGGCACCGCGAGCACCGGGGCGAATCTCAGCGTAGGACGCACCGTAGTGCAAATACATTCCGGTCATCCAATCGCGGAATTCCTGCGCCGTCTGCCAAGGGTTCGGCTGCTGGTGCAGTAGGCGATACACCGGGTGGCTCGTCGCCTTCGCCTTGCCGCCGTTCGCCATCCGCTCGTAAACGTGGAGCGGCAGGGCGGAGACGGCATCCGAGATCACGCGGATGCAGGCCGTGTAGGCCGAGCAGGCCATCGAGTTGTCAGCGTTGACGCGGATGCCCGAGGGCGTGCGGCTCGACGAAACCTCGGGCCAGTCGATGCCACGCAGGTCGAACATCCTGAAGTCGGCGGCGTTTTCGCTCATAACGAGATGATGTCCCAGGATTGTTCGGGTGGCGGGGCCGTGGCCGTAGCGTGGATGCCGAGGGCCATCGTCAACGCCACGATGCCGTCGATGCGTTCGTTGGATTTCGCCTTGCTGGGCTTGATGTTTCCGGCGTGGTCCTGCTGGATTGCCACGTTCGACGCCTGCCACGCCAAGACGGGATGCCCGCCGTGGTGCAACTTGCCGCCCACCACCAGCGCCTCCAGCTGCTTGGCGGGCGAACTCATCGAGCCGTAGCCCTGCCCAAAACCTAAGACATTCACGCCATCGCCTTGCAGTTGTGTGGCCAACTGGGTCGCGTTCCAGCGGTCAATCGCCACCTGCCGGACGTTGTATTTCTTCGTCAGAGCCATGATGTCGGCCCGCACCTGGTCGAAGTCGGTGACGTTGCCGTGCGTCAGGTGCAACTTCCCCTCCTTCGCCCACTGGTCGTAGGGCACGCGGTCCCGCTTCACCCGCTCCCGCATGTTGTCCTCGGGAATCCAGAAGTGCGGTTCGACCCAGAAGGTGCCATCGTCCAGTTGGAACAGCAGGCAGAAGCAGGTCGTGTCGAACGTGCTGGCGAGATCGAGGCCCGCGAAACACTCCCGGCCGTCGAGCATCACCGGGCACGGCTTGTTGCCCTGTGCCCAGTGCTCCATTCGCAGCCAGCGCGTGTCCTGCTCGGTCCACTGGTTCAGGTGCAGCCGCCGGAAGGTGTTCTCCTCGCTCGGCATATCCTGGGCACGCTTGCACCGCACCCGCAGGTCGTCGAGTTTCACGCTCACGCCGAGGTTGGGGTTCGCCTTTCGCCAGGTCTCTTCCTTCGTCCAATCGTCTTCGGGATCGGCGGCATAGATCGCAGGCAGGAAGGTCTCGTCTTTGATCGCCCCGTCTCGCACGGCCAGGGCGTAACGCCAGATTTCCCAGCAGATGCTCTTGCGGTCGAAGCCCGCCGTAGTGATCGCCACGCACAAGGGCTGCCGCCGGGCTCCCGTGCTCGTGGTCATCACGTCCCACAGTTCCCGGTCGGGCTGCGCGTGCAGCTCGTCGAAGATAATCCCGTGAGCGTTCAGGCCGTGCTTCGTGAACGCCTCGGCCGACAGTGCCTTGTAGGTTGAGTGGGTGTCCTCCCGCACGATCGAATTGCGAAACACCCGCAGGCGGCTCCGCAACTTAGGCGAGTTCTCCACGCAGACCTTCGCCATCTCGAAGACGAGCCGGGCCTGGTCGCGATCAGCGGCGCACGAGTAGATCTCGGCACCCGGCTCGCCGTCGAACATCAACTTCAGGGCGATCCCGGCACACAGGGTGCTCTTGCCGTTCTTGCGGGGGATCGCCAGCAGGCTCGTGCGGTACTGCCGCACATCGTTTTTCATCGTGCCGAATAACCGGCCGACGTATTCCTTCTGCCACGGCTCCAGCAAAAACGCCTTGCCGCCGAGCTCGCCCTTCGCGTGCGTCAGGTTCTCCTCGAAGAACCGCACCGCGATGTCCGCAGCCTTCGCATCAAGCGAACATGCGGGCGTCGTCTTCGTCTTCTTGCGGGCCTTGGTCAACGGCAGACACCCTCGACAACGCCGAAGCAGTCAGGCCAAACTCGGCCGCAAACTTCAGCATCTGATTCCGTGCGTCACGCTTCCGATTCCACGCCGGATGATTCGATACCCTACCCTTGTCGTCCATCAACGTGGTGCCGTTCGCCTTCAGCTCTTGGTCGGCCTGCACCATGTCGGCGAACGAGTCGCAATACGCCGCGAGTGTCTGCTGGTGGCGCGGGCTCATCACCTTCGACGCTTCGAGCATCGGCACGATCCGCTCCCACTCGGCGCGGGCAATGTCCGACAGCCACGCAGGGGAAGGCGGAACGCCAGGCGGCGCGTCGATGCCCGTCGCGTGCGGCCCTCTAAGGCGGCTCCCACGC